ATGAACAATTTTATATTGACAAGGGATCGTTAAAAGCGAAACCAATATCCGAAACCCCCGACCAACTTGCACTAGGACGCCAAGACCTTACCCTGCAAGGCGGATTGGTTGAAACACCAGAGCAGGCGGCAAGACGCACGACAATAGAAGCCGGACGGGTTAAAAAGGCCACAGCAGACGAGCTTGAACGCCGGGCACAAGAATTACCGGGCGCGGAAAAACCAACCCCCACGATAGAAACATTCCACGCCCGATTTGATGCCCTTAAAAAGACTGGACTTGCCGAGAATCAAATCCGGGGATACCTGGAGACCGACCCACGTACAGGCAACAAGGCTCATTGGAACAAAATGACCGATGCCGAAAAGGCGGGCGCGATAGATGTTCTTACAGAAAAGATACCCACCAGCTTGGGTGCGGCTGCCGTAGATAGGCTTGGACTTATTACTAAAACATTCGTAGAACCTGGCCCCACACGACTTAAAAAACTGTTAGTGAGCTTGAAGAAAAGTAAAATAGTAAGCCCGAAAACCAAAACACTTCTTGAAGAAACCGAACCGGAATACGAGCTGCAACGTACCAAACAGATTAGCGACAATGTTTTGAAATGGTTTGAGGCGGAGAAAATCACCACCAAAGAAAGAGAGTCCAGAGTAGCCGAAGCGGAGGCGAATGTACGCGATCCAGCCGAAGATATAGATACCAAAGGTGCGGTAGAGATAGCACTAATGAAATATTATCGTAACACCGGCAATAATGTTGCTCAAGCAGAATTAGCCGAACTAATGATACCACAATCACAAGGCGCGGGCAGGCAGATTCAAGCCATGAGTATGTTGAACGAACTGACTGGTAAAAACTGGGTCAACGAGATTGATGCCCTCCTGAAAAAGAGCGGCGTTGAATTACCCAAAGATGTCCGCGCGGAAATTGAAGCTGATTTACTGGCGGCCGCTAATTTGAAAGACGGAACGGCGCGTAATAAGGCTGTCCACGCCGTATTGTCCAGGGTTGGATTTCTAATTCCATTCAAAGCAGGTTCGTGGTTGGACGCTTACCGTTTTTCCAACATGCTTTCTAACCCACAATCATCCGAGCGTAATACATATTACAATTTGGTCCAAGCTTACATCACAAGACCATTAACGCTTATAGTTGATGGTGATTTTAAAGGTACTAGGACTTATCTTGCCAACGCACTTAGAGATGTGATGTCGGGCAATTCATTACGCACAGGTTTGCGGGCATATCGTTCTGGTGATTACAGTAAGTGGATGGAGAGTTATGAAAAGGCCGATGTTTATGCAAGCGCGAGCGCGAAACTTATAGATGCTATAAGAATGGAGCAGGGGCCAAAAGGAAAATGGCCGTCAATCGCATGGAAATCTCTGACTTTTATTCCAAAGAATTTAACCGCACAAGACAAGTTCGCTGGCTCAATGCTGGAAGCCGGAGAAATAGCACGCTTGCTTGAAAAAGGGGTTTCTCCTGAAATTGCCCAAAAATTTGCTCGTAGATTGTCTGATGAAATGCTTGCCCGCAAACAACTCGGAACCACAGACCCAACATCTTCGACTTTCGTACAAGCACTTGACCGCGCTGCTGCTCTAATAGATAAAGGACGCACAAGTAAAAGCCCGCTTGTTGCATGGCCGATAAAATTGACAGCACCCTTCTTGCGTGTCGGCATACGCCTTGCCCAGTTCAGTATTGAATCTTCGCCTTTAGGTTGGCTGGGCATTAAATTAAATAATGAAAGTTTTGCACAGGCGAGACACGGCAAGTCGTTTGAAAAATTATCTGAAACCGAAAAGTTGTTTGTAACTGAAGATGTAAAATTCAGGCGAGGTTTGGCGTCCATTGGTTCTGTTGTTCTACTAACCGGTGTTGGCGCGGCTCTAACTGGTAATACTACATGGTTGGCACCACAAGACGCGGAAGCAAGGAAAAGGTTTTATGCTTCAGGCAGACGGCCGTGTTCATTCAGGATACCTGGCACAAACAAATGGGCACCGATGATGTATCTCGGCCCGTGGTTTATGGCGTTTGCCATTCCCGCTGCTGCCCGCGATGCTTTTGCAGATAACCCCGACATGGTAAGTAAATCTACTATTGAAAAACTGTTTTATACTGCGTTAGGCATTCCAAGAATTATATTGGAACAAACATCACTCTTTGGTATGGGAGATTTGCTGGAAACATTACAGGGTAGAAACGAAAAAACCACCGCTCGTTTTCTTGGTAATATAGGCTCGCAATTTGTACCATTGGCAGGTACGCTGGCGTGGATAAACAAAATGGTTGACCCCGTTTACAGGAAGCCGGTCACAATAGCAGAAACTATCCGCTCTCGCATACCGGGTTTAAGCGATGACATTAAAGCTTATCGGGATGTAACCGGCATAGACGCTCAACGCCCGTGGACAGATGTTTATATGCCCTATACAGTGGGCGAAAAGAACACGGAGGAAGAACGTGGCTTTCAAGTCCGTATGGAATATTTACGTTTTGCAGGAGAAATAAACGAGCAAAGTACCGACTTTAATGATCGTGGGTCAGAATTAAATCAAGACTATGCAAGTTTTATAACACGCAAACAAATACCACCACAGTCAACGGTTCGCCCGCGAGCATTATTCAATGCTGTTGCTAAAAGAATAAGCAATGAAAAAAAACAGGCATTACGAATTATCCAAGACCCCGCAATACCTGATGACCAAAAAACAGTGGAGCTACAACGGATTAAAGATAAAGCAATAAGGATGGCTAAGAACGCTCTTGAGCGAATGGCAACAGAAAATAAATAAAAATAACACTTGACATATTTTAGCAATCTAGTAGATTAGCTTCAGAAATGAAAAATTGTGTAAATTCCTTTTTCGGCTGGCGTGAGTTCCCTATCCACGGGCGCGTAGTTTCGCACAATTCTGCGCACACGCCAGCTTTTCTTTTAGGTGAAATATGACAAGCGGAATATATTGTATAAAGAATATTAGAAACGGGAAGAGATATATCGGGTCAAGTGTAAATATAAAAGCACGCCAGGGTGGTCATATATCAAGATTAAGATGTAATTATAATGAAAACCCATTACTACAAGCAGACTATTTAAAATATGGCAAGGATAGTTTTTCGTTTTACGTTTTAGAATATTTACCGGAAGAAAAACTGTATGAGCGAGAATATTATTGGATTGAATGCCATAAATCAGACAAAAAAGAGCATGGATATAACATGAGAATATCCCGAAGGTGCAATCATCCGCGAAAAACAAATATCAAATTCTTAAATATGACAAAGAATTAACAGCAATGTCGCATAATAAAAAAAATAGTTATGTAATAAAGACGGGGTTTTTAGAAAATATTAGTAGACAGTTGGGTTATTAGCACGATAAATGCTCTATTAAAATGGCATGAAACCACTACCCGAAAAACTTAAAATCGGCATGAAACTCAAGTGTTGTTCGCTCGCATACGATGGCGACGAGGTGTTGGAGGTGTTCAAGGTTGACAAAGCAACTGATCGTATTTATCTAATGCGCCTGAACGGTGTTGCTTTGAAGGGTAACGGGTTCACGCAGGACGAACTTGAACGATGGGATTATAAAATTGTGATATAAGATTGCTGTATAATAAAAGGGAGTTGAAGACATGAAATACAGATTGATAATAATGGAAAATAGTGTTAAAAATAGTGAATTAGTAAGATTCTGCGATGCAAAAGATGATTCACCGGCAACTGATTTTTATAAAATAGGTTTTCCTTTTGTTACCGATCCTAATGTAATTGTTAATTTTGATGGAATAATTGAAGCAGATTTACCAAAAGGGTTTCCGGCAAATCATACATTCGCTCGTTATGGTGCAACAAACGGTCAGATAATTATAGATTAGAAGTTGATTCGTGATTTTATTAACAATTATCTGTATAAAAAGATGAACAATTCCACCCCGTCCGTCCCGATGGTGCGATGTAAAAAATGTAGATGCTGGTTCTACGA